CAAACCACAGTGCAGAGATAACAGCTACAACTGCTAACATGAACATATCACCTTTCTTAAAAGTTCAACGATTGTAATATAAATGAGAGATCCAAACACGGCAAATAGCACAGCTGCTCCAAACACCTCTACAGAATCTCTTCCGTCCCAAAACAGTTGTTTGATTTTATTCATGTTCTCCCCCAGGGTCACGCGGGTCAAGAATTACACGTTGTCCATTAACCCACATAGATTGACGAGCGCGACTTACCGAGTGATACCCCGAGCGCAAGTTAAAAAGGTTTGGATTGTTCTTTGCTACTGCAAAAGTTCCTACGGTCACAGCAATGGCTGCAAGTATAAGTGTGTGTGCAATAGCAGTAAGTCCAAACATCCACATAGATGAAAAGTACGCAGAGAACACAATACACCACATCCAAGCTAAAACTTGCATAACCAAGTGACGAGTGTTAAGGTCTGGAATATTACGCAGCGGATTCAAGTTATGATCCATTACATAGTTCCAGTTATCGTAGATTAATTTTCTCACTGAGAATACTCCTTTTTCAAATATAACTTTATCAGCATAATGAGCATCAGCAGAGTCTTTAAAGTCAATTGCGTCATACAAGTTATAAAACATTTGTGTGATCTTTCGATCCTTAAAGAAGGCTGTTACCCTATACATTATCCCTCTTCGCTTGATGCCAAGACGCGTCAGCCATCCAGAAAAGTAGACCCAAAACTACGAAAGCTAACATGCCGTACAGATGGTGTCCGAAAAAATAGGCTCCTGCCCACACAAATCCTGACATTACTGCAAAGATAGCAGCAACACCAGCAAGATGTTTAGCAAAATGTTTCAGAAAAAGTTTAGTCATCAGTTACACTCCATGAAGGTTCACAGTAGACAAGAAAACCATGTCCACCTAGTTGATTCCAACGCTTAATAGTCCAGCGTTTGTCGTCGTATAGTACATCTCCTGGCTGACAATATTGAAGTTTGTCAGCCGCTTGAGGTACAATTATGATGTCCTCCCTCTCGAAACCAAATTGTCCGAGCCACCAATACTTATTCTCCTTAACAGTTTCAATGTGTTCCTGTTTATAGTGAGATCCCATTGCAGTAAGGATTTTCATGTTTGGGTGATTATCCCAATACATATCTTGAAAAAACCGCATATGATTAGTAGGCGGTGCAGTTCTAAAAATTTGCGTGTAGTTATGGGCCATAAAGCGTTCAAGCTTTCCAGGCTCACGATCACTACACGCAACTCCCCCAGTATATCCGAGTGCACGAATACCCATTTCAAAATCGGCAATCACACCATCTACATCTAAATAAATCATTTTCATCCTACAAGTTGGCACAGGTGCAAGGATTTGAACCCTGACTTACGGTTTTGGAGACCGTCGTGCTACCATTAACACCACACCTATTTATTTCTTAGGCAAAGGCTCGTATAAAGTTCGTGGACACTGATACTCAGGGTTAGTTGACGCCTGAACAAGTGACTTATCTTGGCATCTGTAAAGACAGGTTCTGTTACCTTTATCATTTATATCAACCTTGATCAGTGCACAACTCATCATGCCAGCCATAACAAGTTCTATCATTGTATCTCCATTCTTAGTTATTATACTAAACTAGAGAGTAAATGTCCAGAATAGATTGGCGGAGAGACAGGGATTCGAACCCTGGAAGGGCGTAAACCCTTGCTGGTTTTCAAGACCAGTGCCTTCAACCACTCAGCCATCTCTCCCTAATAGTAGCTTGTCTAACCATCGACGTTCTTTTTTGTTGTAGGCCCGTTTAATCTTTTTGCAAACTTTAGATCGTTGAGTGTATAGATAAAACTTTCTTGCCTTTGTCAACACATCAAATTCATCACCTGACTTCATTGGTTTGCGTTTCATAACCTACCTCCTAGTGGTATCCCGTAGGGGACTCGAACCCCTGTTGCCGCCGTGAAAGGGTGGAGTCCTAGGCCACTAGACGAACGGGACAAATACGGGATGCCCTATCACCTACCGCTATGCAGAAGGGATTTGATATATCGCCCTGCACCGACATCCAATACAGGGATAGCTGCCGAATCTAATGCGGTTACTTCCGACTCAGATATAGCGACCCTACGCAGCATAATCGGCCATACCCTATCACCCGAATGAACGCAGGGTGAAATATATTTTAATACAGGCTGACCGTTGGCCTGTGCGAGTCTATTAAGCGACCAACCTGTGTAAAGCAACTAATCGGATTCGAACTTATTAGTTTTACTCATGTTTTCAAATGGTGTAAGATATTGTAAATTGTTTAGAACATGTAATCCTGAAACATTTTCTCCATTTAAAGGTATTATATGATCTACATGATAACCTTTTGGGCAGTTTTCATAAAACTGATGTATACCTTTTTGTCCCCATCCAGGAGTTCTTGTTCTTTTCTTTGCCTGGTAGACTTTAGCCGAAACACGTTTAGTTGCAGCATAGTCTAGTTGAAAACATGGTTTGCAGCAGTCAGCTCTGCCATCTTTTCTTTTAGAATTTTTCGCAAAGTCATCAAAAGGTAAAACTTTATCACACTTTTTACAATATTTCATACCATAGAAAGTGCAAATTTTAACATGTGTTTTAGAGCCACCTACTAACTGACCTTTTTCATTCAAGTCCCAATCAAAAATCTTTTTATTCAATTTTGAGATAGTATTATTTGATCTCTTTAATGCTACATTTAAATCATAGTCTGGACTAGAGACGGTTTCCATCCAAAGTTCGGGATCAACAGTTGACATACCCCAACGATCTTTTGCGTATTCATTATAGTATTTTATTACCCAATGACATAAATCATGTTCTGGAATCCTAGTGTTACGATGCTTGATTCTCTCAGCGTCAAGTTCTTCGTTTACGAGTTTTTTAGGTTTTTTGTTTTTAGCTGTGGTCTCTTTCATTGAACGATATCGTTTTTCAGAAGGAGTTTCATTAAAACCTGCTTCAAGTATAAATTCTTTCCATGTAGGCCAAAACTTATATACTTGATCTTTATTAAAACCGTGTAGACCTACTCGCATAACTTTAGAAACAGGAATTTTACCTGTTTCTTCGAAATACTTGTGCGCTAAATTAATAAGTTTTTGTTTTTCAGACATATATACCTCTTGGAGCGGCATAGGAGAGTCGAACTCCTATCTTCAGGGTGGAAACCTGACATAATAGCCATTATACTAATGCCGCATTACTGATTTACAAACCTACTTTCCCACTGAGCTGCAAATGACTGAGCATCTAATCTATTTTCAAATCTCCAAGTATCCTCATACACATTAGTAAAATGATTAACATCCCACTGGTGCTTCATCATTTGAACCTTACAATAATCAGTGGCGGATCTTCGAAGATCAGAATGAAGTCTGACTTCGTATCCTGGAGACCAGTTTCTTTTATACTCAAATATTTCAATTGGTGTCATGTGTTTGGCGGTTCCTGAAGGACTCGAACCCTCGACCCACGCTTTAGAAGAGCGTTGCTCTAATCCAACTGAGCTAAGGAACCTTTATCCTCTTTTTTTGTTTCTTCTAATTGACGAGTTAGTGCGTCTAAAAGCACTTGGTTTACAACCTTACCAAGTTCCGTACCATCCACCTCATCATCATGATATAGTTCATATGTTAGGATACCGTCCCCTGATCCATCAGGATGATCATTTACCTCAATGTCTGATATCTTAAACTCTGTACCTGCCATATCATAACCGTCTGGCACCTTAAAGGTTTCTTTTTCTGAGATGTTAGTCATTTATATGTTCCATCTAGTTTATAGTATTTATAGTTGTAAATGGCTGAGTCAAAAGATATAATTCTATTATATCCTTTTTTTCGTAATTGTAAATACCATCTACAAAAATGAATAAAGTTATCAATCATTGGTAGTCCTGACAGGATTCGAACCTATATCGCTCTCTAATCTGGAGACTGTGCTGAATATAAACCAGGTGTTTTACCATTAAACTACAGGACTGTGGTACTCGGTGAGAGATTCGAACTCCCGACAACTCCGTTATGAGCGGAGGGTTCTAACCACTGAACTAACCGAGTTTTGGTACGAGCGGGGGGACTTGAACCCCCACGACCTATGGTCAACGGATTTTAAGTCCGTTGCGTCTACCGATTCCGCCACGCTCGCTCTGTATCAGCAACCGTGATAATCAGACTCGTGTACATAAGGCATAGACTCTTTGCTAAAACTATAAGTCTTAGGCTCTCCATGCTCTGACATCAACTGCTCAACACGATGCTCAAGTGTATTTATAGTTGTATGAATATGACCAGTATCATGAGGTTTAATTTGTGTACGAAGATAGTCAATTTCACGAATCAAATGAATAATATGCTCCATATCATAGCGTTTACCTTTAATGTGCATTAGTCATACCCCTCAAAATGTTCATCAACAACGTCAAGAATATCTTGCCAGTGTGCCATCTTCTCCATCTCAGCTACAACAGCTTCAACAATATCAGAGTGCTCACCAATACCTGCTGGATTTTGTAGATATACCTCTACATTAGTTTTATGAACTGCAAGGTTGCCCTCAGCATGTGCAACTACTGCATCAAGAATAGTTTTTCGCATCAGTCCCAGTCTCCATCATTAGCGTTACCTACAATATAACCAAGGCTACGAAGGAAAGCATTAAAGTGATATTGAATTTCTTTAGTAGTAGTATCCATAACACCATCTGACAGATCTACTTCAAAGCGATATTCTGATGTAGCAAGTGTGTAACGTGCATTTTCCTTGTCAAGTTCTTGATCATAAGGAGGCGTAAAATTGAAAGTAAAAGTACCTCTTTTGTCTGACATAAAAATCTCCATAAGTTGAAATGATAAATAAATATAACAAAAACTAGGGCACAAAGCAAGAAAGGAGCTGTTTTACCAGCTCCTTTCGTAATAGTTATTTAAACTAAGATTAGAAGCTGATCTTACCACCAATAACTGTTTCGCTGTGCTTGAGATCATCATTAAAGTCGTTCTTCATATACAGAGTAACAGCGCCTAATGGCTGTGATATGTCGATTTCATATTTAGTAATATTGAAAGAGCCGCTTGAGGTAGCAGTATCTTTCGCAGTTGTTCCCACGGAAATTGGTCCGAGGGTTGCTGAGGTATAAAGAGAATTCACTTCTGCTTCTAACTCTCTTTCAGCGCCTACAGTTACTTCTGGCCACTCAAAAGTAGTAGCTTCTTCTGCAAAAGCAGGGATAGATAAAACAGCTAAAGCTGCTGATAAAATAATAGGTTTAGTCATAGTAATTCCTTAATATTATTAGATTATAAAGACGGCACGTAGCCGTCTTTATTTTAATTTTTCGTAGATACAAAGTCGTTTTCTTCTTCAGTGTAAGGCCACATTATATGTATCTCGCACTGTTTTCTTTGTAAAGAAGTTCACGTTGTCTACGTTCAAGATCCACTAAATCAATTGATTTAGCGAGATAGGCTTCTTCTCTGCGTCTCTGTGTTTCGTAAGCCGAGGGAAGCCTAAATAAGTTAACTAAACGCTTAATCATTTTTGTTCTCTCTGATCTCAAGCATCAAGTTTTTAGCTTGCTCGTGGTATCCTGCAGTTGCTAATCTGCTAGCAGCCATAGCATACCCTGCTCTTTCAATCCAGTTCCAAAATGATTTTTTAGATTTACCTGCCATTAGTCATTCTCCTTATGTCTTCATAAGAAGAACCATTCATGATATTATGGTAAACCCAATGAGCATCGTTTCTATACTCTGTGCGACACATCTGCCACATAGCATCTGCATATTTACGATTTTCGTGTGATTTTGTAATCCATCTAATAAAAGATTTCATTTGATTCTCCCATTGTTGTGATTTTTACAATGGGACGCAGATTTAGTTAATACTAATCGTTCTAGGTAGTTTTTCGTCAGGGATTCGAACTTCGAGTGTAACGACCAAAATACCATCGACTAAATCAGCTCCAGTGACTTCAGTGTACTCGCTTAAGCGATAACTTTTTATAAACTTACGATTTGATATACCCTTATGAATATATTGCTCCTGCTCACGCCTCTGTTGACGTTCACCACGCACAGTCAAGACATGATCTTTTACTTCAATAGTGAGATCACTCTTTTTGAAACCAGCGACAGCCAGTTCAACAATGAACTTTTTATCGTCAACTTTTACAACATTGTGGGGAGGATACGCATCCATTGCATGTTTTGAAATACGCTCAAGATCGTTAAGAATATGATCGAAACCTAAAAATGAGTTTCGAGGAAATGCTAATGTACCAGTCATGGTTAACTCCTTTTTCTAGCAAGTTAAATAGGCAAACCCCTTATCGGGCATTTGCAACTGTAGTATATAAAATTAGGAGTAAAGTGTCAAGATGAATTTTCATTATCTAGGAGGTAAGTAATCACCTCCATAAAAAATTTAGCATCTGCTACAAGCACAGTGATCAGTAGTAAAAATGGAGTAAGAGGTAAACCTAAAAGTCCAAACACTAACAAGACAGATGATATGTGTATAAACATGTTATACACATATTCTTTTAGTGCCTCTTTAGGAACGATTAGATTAAGGAAATTTATAGAATATATGATTGCCGATGACAAAAGTTTGCTCCATATGATTCGCCCAATCTGGG